CCTCAGACTTCGGCGTTACCTTAGCGGCCTCGGTCTGAACAGAATCGAGGTCATCAAGGTTCGCGTACTCAAGAGTAGGCTGTGTAGTATCCGCTGCGGTTTCCGTAGCGGCCGTCGTTGGTGTTGCCTCGGCTTGCGCCTGAGTTGGTTCCATGCCGCGGCGCTTTGCCGAGAGCATGAAAAAGAAGCAAGCAAAAAATTCAGGCGTGCTTGTGCTGGCGCTTGGCCCAGCGCAGTCGGCGCTCCTGTTCGCGTCGGTGAGTGGGGCTTTGGAGCAGGAACTCCCCTAATCGCTTCCCCATCGCGCACAGACCGCGCGGCGGCGGGGTGCAATCTTCTCGGTCCATCGTTTTTATTACGACTTGTTGTGCCACCCGATCTTAGGGATACGCCCTATTCGTTAGGTTCGCAAGTACCGCGCAGCGCGAAGCCTCAGAATCAACCACTTGCGACCTTTGTTGGAGCGTCCTTGGTCCAACCGGCGCGGATTGCGTTCTCCTGGCACTCGCCAAAATCCTCGTAACCCTTCTGTGAAGCCTCGATCACGCGACCTCTGGCGCCTTTGCGCTTCCAATGCCAAAGGCGCTTTTTATCGCGGTAGAACACCCATTTCAAGATTCACTGGGGAAAATCACCGTCACTTCGTCGTCGGTCTTGATTCCAAGGTCATCCATCAGGCAGGGACTAAGATCCGCAACGCGGCCCGTGTTCTCGTTCGGCCCCCAGTCGGCAGGGAAGGCTTTGAGTTGTACGCCGGTCTTGTGCGCTCGCACCAGCGCCTGCCTTTCGAGCAGCTTGGGCTTTGGGGTTTTGGAATAGTCCCACCGGCAGGCAACGTAATGGACGCAATCGTTTAACCGCCGCGCCAGCCCGCTCGTCCCGCTGGGCTGGTACGGCAGGAACAAATGTGGCGCCTGCTCCATCGAACTGATAAAGGCCAGCCCTTCGCTCGGGCTTACGCCTTGATCGTTGGGACCGCCAAAGTAGGACGCTTTGCCGGTAACGCTGAACAGTCCTTCTGCGGGCGGTGGCAATGGCGGTGAGCCGTGTTCAATATCGATCCCCGACACCGCGCTGGCGATTGCCGCGCAGATCGCGCCGAACTTAATGCCGTAGATACCAGCGTCGGCCTCCGAATCGACAAAGCACACTTCGACCAGGATCGCCGGTTTGTGCGTGTTGTTGAGGAAGAACAGGTCGTTGCGGAGTTTCGCGCCGCGGTTAATGAGGCCAGAGGCATTGGCGATCTGCCTCGCCACATCACGGGCCAGAGTTTCCTGAGTCACGAACAAGACTTCGGTTCCCATCGGCTTGGCCGTCTTTTGGTAGCAGTTGAAGTGAACACTAACGTCCAAGTCGCGGGATTGGTCGTTATGGAAATTGCAGATCCGGTTCAGGTTCTCGTTCTGCGTCGTTGAAACGTCATCGTGGAAGATCTGTACTCCCACGCCAGCGTTTTGCAGCTCGAACGCGACGTCGTTGACCACCCGCCGAGCCTCGTTCACTTCGTCAAGAATATCCTTGGCGCCGCGCACGAGGCTTCCGTGACCGCTTGAGATAACGATCTTCATGGTTGTTTAGAGGCTTCCAGTTGCACCTGCGGCATGATGAGCATATTCGGGCGCCCAAGCAGCTCGGCCAGATCCTTAACGTCGACCACGCTACCGCCCCTGTATTTGCCTTCCTCGTTAGCAAACAACACGCGCACCTTGGTAGCGGTTAAGACCACCCTTTCGCGTTTGAGGATCTCCTCGATCGCAGCGTTGGCTCGATTGACTCGTGCCTGCTCTGCCTTGGCGCCGTTCTGACTTTGTTTTTTTGCCATCAGCGGCGCTTCCTGCCGCAAAAGGCAAAAATTGGCAAGGCTATTTGCGTTCGAGGGTGAGCAGGCGCTCTTTCAGGTCGGCCATTTCCTTGTCGTATATCTCTTGCCGCAATTTCTCCATGGTGGCTTCCTGTCGCGCCTGTGTTCGCAGGTATTCATCGTGAAACAGCTTAAAAGAAGTCGTGCCTTGGCTGTCCATGCGCTCGATGCGCGGCGCGGTTTCAGTTTTCCAATCTACGACCTCAGCGATTTTGTTGGTGCGCTGACCGACTCCATAAAAGAACCCAAGCACGCCAACGGCAGCAATAACAATCGGCAAACCAATAGCCAGCCACCTTGCTTTGCCGTTACCGTTCTCAGCCACGCCAGCGCCACTGGCGAAACGAGGCGCTTAATGCAAGAAAGAAAGTGGCGCGGGGTGTCGCGGGGCTTTCCCTCCCGCCTGACAGAAGCCCGCGCCGATTCTCGGCGTGTATGGGTTGATTAGAGCTTGAGGTTGTCAGCCGTTGGTTCGACCACTGGGCTGGCGGGATCGTAACTGTGCGGGTAGGGATTGGGGTTCCCGATGCGTTTCAAATCCATGCCCAGCCACATAATGCACTCCTGTAACTTGGTGATCGCCAGAGCGCGCTCACGGCTCGGAGAAAGTTCCTTCAACACCTGCAACTGCTCATCGAGATTTTTGCGCAGTTGCTTGTCGGCTTTGATGTTCTCGTCGTTTGGTACTTCAGTCATATCAGTGGAGATCCAGCCGCGCGCGGATCACTTCAAGGTGCGGATCCTTGGGGTTTAAGAGCCGTCGGTGTTCGAGTTCGCGCTCGTCGAGCCAGCGGGCGACTTTGCGCCACGTTTGGAACACACTGAGCAGCCGCGTGACCGCTTTGGGGGTGAATTGAGTAAGGTCAGTTTCTTCCAGAAGGTCACGAGATTCCTTGAAATTTCGTTCGACACAATTGGCTTGAAACCACTGGAACGAGGGATGCTGCCTGAGGGTTTCGATGTGGGCGAGCTCGTCTTGGGCGAGAATGGAGTTGCGCTCTTTGGCGTCGGGTAGGTTTCCTGAGGCATCGGTCTTGAATCCTTCGCTAACCGCTCTGGTAAGTTCAGCATCGCTTAAGCGTCGAATTTCCTCAGCCACACCGATCACTTATTGCTTTTGTCGCCATTTGTCGAGGCTTTCGGTGCAATCTTCGCCGCCGCAGCCTTGGCGTGAGCGACTTCGATGGTCTGGCGCATACCGATCTGGTGCTTCTGTTCGCTGGCATGAGCCGAGAGCGCGGCGTCATGCTGCGACACCGAAGCCTTGAGATGCGATTCCTGAACCTTTTGTCCCATCTTTTGCTGAAACTGCTGATCGTTTTGCTGCATCTTCTGCTGGTGTTCCTGAGCCGACTGCTCCGCTTCCTGCTGGGGATCGGGTTGCCCGGCGGTTTTCTCCTGAGTTTTGATCGCCAGATCGGTCATCACCTTGGCCGCGACTTCCTGATCGCTGCCCGGTTGGAGTCCCTCACGCTGTAGCACCTGCACCTGTTCGCTCCGGAGAAGATCGGGGTACTTAGTAGCGATCGACGTCTTGGGCGGCAATTTCGCGGCCTGCGCCTGTTCCTGCTTCCATTGCTGCACTTCTTCTTCGCTTACGATCCGCAGGAGCTTGTCGGCGTCCTGCACTTCGAGCGCCCTTAATTGGCGCACGTATTCGGGCCGCAGGAGATTTTGTTCTTCTGGATTAAGAGCCTCGTAGTACTCGCGGCAGAGTTGAACCACCATGCGTGCAGTTTCAATAGTTTCGGTAGATCGTGAGCGGGTAAGGAGTAGCCGTGTGTGTCGACCAAGGTTACGGATTTCCTCACGACTGAGGGAGAGAAGCGCGTTTGTTTCATCGTCATACAGAACCTCGTTCGGGTCCATGTGTTCTAGTGCAATGTCGACGACCTGGTCGAGAACCAGCGCCACCGCCTCGGCCTGACTCCCCTCGGTTTCCTTCATCAGGACATTGGCCGTTCTCTCGAGCGATTTGATCCCCGTGGCGAGCTTGGTTGTATCCAAGCCCGCCATGTTACCATCATCGGGACCGACCATTCCCACCTCAGTCGAACTGGCTTGCAGCATCAACTCAATCAGCTTCATGGCGAACTCATCAATCTCGGTGAGTTGCACCTGAAAAAGTGGCGGATTCGAGGCGGTGAAGCGCGGATCGTCAATGTCCAGCACCTGATCGTCACCGAACACCAGTTCCTGACCGGCCTTCCACTGGCTAACCGAGTTGCGGTTGCGGAAGCGCACGGAGCTGTTCTTGCTGGACTTGAAGTTGACGCGGTTAAACTGCGTGTCGATGTACATCTGCTTATGATCGAGCATCGTGAACACGCCCACGCCGTACCACCTGTTGGGAACCTTCTCGATGCCGGTGATGACCTCGAATGGACGTTTTTTCAGGTGCGCCCCGAGATAATCATACCAGATCGCTTTTTTGGCCTTGCGATCGAGGATCAGCCAAATCTCCTCCTCGATGCCGTCGTCGTCGACGTCCATCCTCATGTAGCAGTCCGCGCAGTTGACGATCTTTAGCGCCTGACTACCGGCCTCGACTTCGCCCTGCACTTCCTGCTTGCTCTCCTTCGCGCTTTTCTCGCCGCTCATGTAGGGCTGGTTCACGTAGTCTTTGCTGACCTCGAACATTCCGTAGGTGGCGACGAG